CAAGTGGCCGGTCTTCTTAAAATGCGTCTGAAACCCTCAAACTACGTCAAGATTTACGAGACCGACATAGCTCATCCGCGCTATTGATTGGGCTCGGGCCCAGCTTATTACAAGGGACCCTCGGGTCGATATTAAAATTCCGGCTACATAGGTAATTATTTTCGAGGTCCTGCTTCTCGAAATTACACATCCAGCAACCATTAAGGACATTGTATAAAGCGGGGTCCATATTTGGGGGAACAACGACCGGCGTTTCCCATAGTTTATGGTTCCAAGGGACACAATCGGACCCGCAAAGGGTCGGTTTATCGAATACATTCTGGAAGTTCATAATATATATTATATATTATATAAGAAATTTAATTTCTAATTAATTATTATAATGTTCTCGTCCGTAATTGAAAATTTCTTGTTTAATGGAAGTTCCGCTAAAATAATGAAAGGAGGTGCCGGAGCGATGGATGGGTCTTACGGCAATGGATTCCTGTTTTTCATTATCGCGCTGGCGATGTTCTTTATTAAAGTGTTGCTCGTCATGATTTCATACAATATTGTCGTCCCCAGATTGCTTGAAAGCTACGGAAATGACATGACTAAATTCCGCCAGTTGAACTTTTTAGAAGGAATCTTCTTGGTTATTTTATTTAATAATCTGTTTAGCAGATTTTAATTTATAATTTTCACTGATGAAAATCGATTCAATTTTGATCAGGAAAAAATATAGTTATACGCCGACAGTTTTGACAAGTAAAAACTTCCGTATTCTTTAATGGATTCTGAAGATCTATTGCATTACATGAAGTCGCCCAGTTAACCAAGCAACCATGACAAGCCACTTGTAGATTAAAACAGCAAGGCATTGAACGAAAAACTCGTTGTGTTCCGTCTTGATTTGGCTCATCTGGATTAGATCGACACATTGGGCAAAGATAGTTCTCGCCTGGTACTCGGTTAAGTAATGGGAAATTTCGAGAAACAAAATCTTCCGCATTAACTGGACGATGTGGTGGCAGTTCTATTTATAGATCGTCGTCATTGTTTCTAATATCGGTGATTGTCCATTCAGGAACAGGTTCCAACCCACACTGTTCAGCAAAACGTCTTAACCATTCGTTCATTCGGAGAAGACCATCTTCAACAGTTCGTGATTGCTCAGCATGATGGCGTCGTTCAAGAAATAATAACATCAAATCAGGATTTCTACCGACAAAGTTAAAGATGTTTTGACGAAGTTCAACTGGCGAGTCGTTCATTGATGCTTGGTTAACAAATTCCGATATTAGATCGGATATGAATTCCAAATCATTATGGACTGACATCAAATAATTCAGCCAGACAACAATATCTGAATTTAAAAGTCCAGTAAAAAATCTGGTCCAAATGTCAAGACGTCTTTGCAAAAGATTCACAACGGACTCCTCATCAATTGAACATAAAAATTTTGTGAGACTGTCAGTCGGACAACACCTCAATACATCTTGGAAATATTTAAAGTTTTCCTTGATGTATTCAACAGTTTGGTCATGCAAAAACGAATGTTTCATGAATTTCAAAAAACGCATGAGATGTCTTTTTTTCATTCTGCGTAAAATTTTAAAAATTTCAGCACGATTTTGTCTGGTTAAATGATCCCAGAATCGTTTAGATTTCGATGAATTTCTAAAAACAACCATAAAAATAAACATTTAATGAGTAATTATGTAAAAATATAAATTTAATTTACTATCAATTTTTATAAAATTTTAACATTTTTCAAATGTTAAAATTCTCATCTTTTTGTGGAGACTTCAAACTCATAAACAGCAAAATTTGCGATTAGTATCCCACATTTTTTTAACAACGTCTTTCTCTGAATGTTATCAAGAGAAAGTAAAAAATCCGCGATAGTCATTATTGGAGAACCGCTCAAAATGAGCTCAAATTGTTTCCAACATTCATCTTTTGAATGATTCTCTGTCAAATATTTGTGAATAAAAGACAGAAACTTCATCAGATTCTTCTTTGACATTCCACACAATGTCTTTTTCATTTGTTGAGGTGACAGGTAAATTCCAACAATCAGCGTATTGAAGGAACTTATGTAGTTTCTTCCAAACATATTTGGAGATGATGGCAAAAACGCACCCAAATGTGCGAATGGTCTTAGTAAACTATAGTATGAATCCTGCGACATTGTAATAAATATAATAAAAATACATAATCATTTTACTATCAATTTTTAGCGCCGGAATTTTCCATAAGATTTCCTTCTATCTTTTCTATCTCGTTTATCTCCACGCCTCTGTCCATTCTTTCTTTTCTCATCATCAGCTTTTCCTTCTTCCTTCTTATGATTCCCAGTCTTCCAGCAACTTTCCAAGCATTTACCCTGTTCAGAATTCTTGTATTCATCACTAATCGCCGGAGGAATTTTGGAAATAATGGAGAACGATTGATTCCCAAAAATGGATTTGAGTTGTCCATAAATCGCATATTTCGTCTGGGTTTTTGTGGAACCGTAAAGGGATGTTTGTGGTAATTGCGCAATCGTCTTCGATGGCGGGTAGCAATTTATATATTTCCGATTATCAAACCGGCGCATCATATTCACAAAAAACCCGTCCAATAATGCGCGCAGGATATTCTCCGCATAATTTTCCGATAAAACCGGCTCCTTATCAGTAAATATGAACCGCGGTTTTATATCGGGGTGTTTCTCTTTAAAAATGCGCATAACGCGCCCGAACGCCCCTTGATATTGTCGCGCAGTTTCCTTGACTTTCCTCAATATATTATAATTCAAATAGTTCTTCTTACACCATTCTTTCGTGTCGCCCATCTTCGGCCTCGTAATAACCCCCGTCTTTCTATCCACTTCATCATACTCCCTCTTACAAAACTCGTTATAGATATCCAAAAGGCTGAAATGGTCCCCCAGAGAATTGACCCATCTCTTCTTGACGCGCTCGTATTCATCTTTCTCTGCGCGTTTCAATTGTTCGTCCTTCGTTTTTGCTCGGAACCTCTCAAATACATTGTCCATCTTGTATTCGGACACTTCGAATATTCCCGCAAGATTACAGATGTCGTCGCGACAGCGGTAGTTATATCCGGAAATAATCATCCGCCCGATTTCGGGAATGACATCGAAAACCGCGCAAGCGCGACCCAAATCCGTAATATATCCTTTCTCATCTCTAACTTCCACAATCTTCAAATCGACCAATCTCTGGATAGTTCGTTTAACTGTATCGATCGGCGGAACTTCGATAAGCTTGTGTAAGTATTCAACAAATTCGCATGGTTTAATATCAGATGGTTCCAGTGGGACAACCTTAGGAGAAATATTCAGTCGCTTCTTTTTATTCTTTTCTCCCCCTCCCACTCCTACTACTACTGTTTTCGGTCTCAATTCGAGCTTCTTGTGTTTATTTGAGTTCTTTGAAGCGACAATTTCCGGTTTCTTCAAATCCTTTTCCTTTTTATTCGCTTTTTCATCATTCTTGTAAGTAATTGGGAACTGGATATGTGATACAAAATTCTGGTTTGCGAGGAATGTCATCAAATACTTGGAAAGATCCGTATTCAAAATGGGGGATTGTGTATATTCTGGAAATTTCTTGTTGTATTCTTCTTCTGTAAAGAGACAAAAACACGTTCCGGGGGCGGTCCTCCCCGTTCTCCCCCGCCTCTGTTTATGCGACGCCTTTGATATGAACTTCATTTCCAGCGATTCCATATTTTTATCAGAATAATACACTAATTTATTCACTAATCCGGTATCTATAACGTATAAAAGACCGTCAATCGTTATTGAAGATTCCGCGACCTCCGTTGCGAAAACGACCTTCCTCCCAAATTTTCCATTCTGTTTATATTTTTCCGAATTTATAATCATTTCTTCTTCTTCTTTCGTCTTTTTGCTACTTGTTAGTGAAGCGCAGTATATTTTTTTACCGAGTTCCCGATTAAGTTTATCTAATCTCATACCCAATTGACTACAACCGTCGGTTGTATCACTTTTCTTAGGAAAAAAGACTAATATATCACCTTCGTCAGTCTCTTTTAGAAGAGATACAACCTTATCTACGGCAACCTCAAAATAATTATTATCAACAATATTTCCATTTGCGTCGTATTTGTTGATTGGCTTGTTCAAATAGGTAGTTTTTATGGGATGATTTGGTTGCTGACCTGCGTCAAGCATTGCGAACTTGAAGTCAGACTTCGGGAAATAATTAGAGAATATTTCCGTTTTTATTGTAGCCGACATAATAATGAGTTTGAAAGATGGCCTTTTCAAAACGAGCTGTTTAAGGAGCAGGAGTAGCAAGTCGATATTAACATTGCGCTCATGCGCCTCATCAATGATAACCATATCCAGCTCCGTAAGTAGTGGGTCCTTTTGGAGAAGTTGAAGAATATATCCATCAGTTGAATAAATCAGGCGACAGTCAGTTGAATACGCGCCTTTTTCCGAATCACGGTATTTCATACCGATATAAGAACCAACTTTAACATCCATACACATAGCAGAATACAACGCATTTTCTTTTGTTGGAACTCGCTTCGGGTTCGTTATTGCGATTCGTCCCTGATAATTTAAGCAATGTAGGGCCAATTTAGGAGTTAAAACCGTTTTACCACTACCTGTCCCCGAAACAATAAGAATAACATTGTTATCATAGATTAGATTAATCGCCTCTTCCCGTTTGTCATACATTGGAAATTTAGACCATTTCAACGCAAATTGTTGATATGTCTTATTCTTTTTTGAAACATTTTTACTTGGGTCATAATAGATATTTTTATACGGCTCATTTGTCAGAGGATTATTATTGACACCTTCTGGGTCCAAAATACCAATTTTCTCAAATAATTTATCCCTTGGAACGTAAATATCGCGAGTGTATGGGTATTTGTTCTTGTTGTTAGCATTCACATTTGACGACCTATTATTATTCCCAATAATAACCGTATTTTTATTACTCCGAGCATTATTATTGTTATTATTTCGCTGGGTTATAGCATTTTCCCCTGAATTGTTATTATTAATATTTGCGGAATTAGTATTATTGCTCATATTATTATATTATAAAAATATAATATATAATTAAATGAATAATCCAGAAATAGAATTGAACAATATTATTCAGAAGCAGATTGTTATACAACACCGGAGTCTCTATTTAGAAATTTACAATATTATGTCGAATGTCCATACAAATTTTGAAAATCGCATTTTCCGGAAAGAGAAATATAATATTTTAATGGAAAAAATCGATGAAGTCCTTTTAGCATATAAGGACCTAAATATCGAAACTTTTCAGTCTGACAATCTCATGAAAATACACAATCTTAGAAAAAAGCTCGTCGATTTACTTCCTGAGTGTGGTTGCGAAAAAATAAGTAATATCCTCTCTCTATATTTAGGCCATGATATTCACGCAACTATTTCAGTCCCATATAAAAAGCTTGTCGATTTTTATGACAACTTTTTCGTTTCAACAAATGCGCGTCTCGAAGTTAAAGACATAGTCGACCTTAATGAAGAACGCGCTACCCTTCCATACGCGAAGAAAATCGACACTAAAAATCAGTCATTCATTGAGAAAATTGAGGGCGCCGATATTCATTTTCCGTTCGATGAGAAGGTCGTAATAGTATCTGGCTATTTCAAAAAAGACCCCCTTAATATGTGTCGCATTGGCGGAACCCTCGGCGAGAAATTGAAGCGCGTTGAGGAGCAAATGGAGTATCTTTCCGTCGATGCGAATTTCAAGCGCGGGTTTCTAAATCAGATGTCCCTTCGCGATTTTATCTTGAATACGGAAATTGAGATAAATGGGCTCATTGAAGCAGCACACAAAGATTTAGTTAAATACCGCTCGAAACCTCTATCACTCCTCGTAAAAGAGTTCATAACCGGTAATAATTACAAGCAGCGTTATATTTTAACGCTGTTCCTCCTCAGTGATAGTGAGGACCAGTTTCTCGCGCATATTATATACGATATGGTCTGTAATACGAGTGAGCTCCTCAAACCTCAACCGATGGCCGAGGAGGTCTATAAGAGCCTACATTATTCCATCCAAAAACTATTTCGCGTCGCCTTTAAAAATGTGGAGGACAAAGTGGCCCAGCTTCATACGATGACTGAGAATGACATTCCATATGACAAGCGCATCGCGATGATGAAGTGTAGCGATGCCATTAAAGCGAAGGCGCTCGATAAGTTCAAGGAAACGCGGGGGACACGAGAGGGGTCCGCAAAAGCGCAGCAGTATTTGGACGGCCTATTGAAGATTCCTTTCGGAATATACAAGAAGGAGCCTGTCCTATTTGGATTAGAGAATTTTACCGCAAAACTAAACGGGATTGTTGTGAATAGTCTGAAAATACTGAATGAGTTCAATATAAAAACGGAGTTTGAGAATTATATATACGCCGACGTCTTCACGACGCTCAAAGAGTTCAAGAATGACCGCATCGAGAGTTCAGTGGAGTCGTTCCTTCGCAAAATGGAGCGGATGCTGAAACAGATATACACATATAATCAATGCGAAATGGAAGAGAGTGATGCTAAGTTGAAGGAGTATTGTGGCGTATTCATTGCGGAAATACTCAAAATGAAGAAGATTAAAGAGGAGTTAGATAATGGGATTGATATGGATGATGCTCTCGAAATCCAGCACAGTAATCCGGATAACCACATTCTAGTATCCATCGCCATTAACATGGTCAATATTTGGAAGGATTGGCTCCTTTATAAGAAGTCGAAGAAGAAATATTTGGAGAACGTCCGGACGACCCTAAATGAGAGCGTCTATGGCCAAGAAGAGACGAAGCTTCAATTGGAGCGCCTGATTGCGCAGTGGATGAACGGGAAGATGGACGGATTCGTGTTCGGGTTTCAGGGACCGCCCGGGGTTGGTAAAACGACCATTGCCAAGAAGGGGGTTGCTAAGTGCTTCTTGGACGAGGACGGGAACCCTCGCCCGTTCGGATTTCTTCCACTCGGTGGAAGTAGCAACGGCGCCACATTGGAGGGCCACAGTTATACTTATTTGGGGTCGACTTGGGGGCGTATAGTTGATATATTGATGGAAACGAAATGTATGAACCCGATTATTTACATTGATGAGGTCGATAAGGTCTCGATGACGGAGCACGGGCGCGAAATTATTGGGATACTCACGCATCTGACTGATTTTTCCCAGAACAATGAGTTCTATGACCGCTATTTTTCGGGAATAAAGATTGATTTGAGTAAAGTCCTGTTCATCTTTTCGTATAATGACTCTAACGCCCTCGACCGCATTTTGCGCGACCGCATAACAGAAATCAACGTGAAGCCACTATCACTGAACGAGAAGATACACGTCGTGCGAAACTATTCCCTTCCCGAGATATTGGATACGGTCGGTTATAAGAAGGACGATATTACTCTATCGGACGAAGTCGTCCGCTATATCATCCAGAATTATACGAACGAGGCCGGCGTCCGCAAATTGCGCGAGAAGCTTTTCGAAATCGTCCGCGAAATTAACTTAAAGCGGATTGTCGATGGGATAATCCAGCTCCCATTTGTGGTATCGCAGGATTACGTCAGTGAGCTATTCAGCGACAAGCCGAAAGTTAGCGTCCGTCAGGTTGCGAAAGAACCGCAGGTAGGGTTCGTGAATGGGCTTTACGCAACTACGGCGGGGACCGGCGGTATAACGATTGTCGAGTGCTTGAAGACGCCCAGCGACCGAAAGCTCTCGCTTGAACTGACTGGCCAGCAGGGCGACGTTATGAAGGAGTCAATGATTTGCGCGAAGACGCTGGCGTGGAATATCATACCGAAGTCGATTAAGAAGGAGATAAATGAGGAGTTCGAAACTTACGGAAATTTCGGATTACATCTTCACTGCCCCGAGGCGGCCACACCCAAAGATGGCCCAAGCGCTGGAATAACAATCACAACCGCTATTATAAGTCGCCTCTGTAATATAAAAGTGCGGAATGACATCGCAATGACGGGGGAAATTGATTTACACGGGAATGTTCATCCTATTGGGGGTTTAGAGGCGAAGTTGGAGGGCGCCAAGAGGGCCGGAGTTCGGATGTGTCTTATTCCGAAGGATAATGAGGAGGACTATCAAAAGATATTGAGGCGCCGGAAGTCGATTGATGATAGCGGTCAGAGCCGATACAATGACGCCCTTCCAGAAGTGGTAATCGTTTCCAGCATTTTAGAGGTCATAAAACACGTTTTGGTAGATAACGATTTAGATTTCACTCAAAATTAGGATTTCAGTTTTCGATTTCAGTTCAAATTATTTTTTTGTATATAATAGATATGGACGGATTGGCCGCGTTTACTATTTTCCTTATTTTCTTCATTATTATTTGGTTTCTTGCGATGAACGGTTGCGTTAGAGAGAGACGTTATGGTGGTGGTGTTCTCCAAGTTCAAGGAAACCCCAGACACAATTCTGGATATATGTTGATGTAATTTAGTAATATATTTCTTTTTTTTAAATATATTACATTATGAGCAAAAATATTTTACAAAATCAAGATACATACACGCTAAGTGATTTCCAGAAACAGCAGTTGGCCGATTCTTACAAGAAATTATACTCGAAAACCGTATATGAGAATGATAAGTTGGAGCGCGAGAAATATAATAAAAGAATATATAATCTATCATTGAAAACACTGTTCGAGAACTTTTTCACGACATGGACGCATATCGTCAATGAGATGACTGACCTTATTTATGACGACAATAACAACAAGAATTTTAATAATTACATCATCATATTAACAAAGAATGAGCGGGTCATATATGTAGGAATAATGTTTATCCTCCTTTCATTAATTTCCTATTTTATTTTTCTCACGAATTAAGTAGTTATGACTGAAACAATTCTTAAAAATTATTTACATACATCAACACTATTAAATAAACAGCAATATTCCACTAATGAAACGGACCGCCTCTTCGACAATGTCAGCCCTTTCACCCTATTCAATATAATCGGTAAAAACGACCTGTTTTTTGTGGCGATTTTGTTATTGGTATTCTATGCGTGGTTTATCCGGTTCGAAATACGATTGGGGGCCGTCTTCGGGTTCTTCTTTTTAGGATTTCTATATTATATTTATTACAGTTATAAATACTATAATGTTCGCGATTTTACAGTCGATAAACATAATAAAGACGCTTTCCTTTCGAAAATATTGTCCAATAATAATTTAGACGCCATTGAGGGGACCGTCATTTACGGAAAGTATTCATTGGAGTTTCCTATCGGGGGAGAAGCAGTTTCTTATATGAACATGAATCCCGCGGGGGTCGATTTCTACTATAACAGTCGCGATTTCATACAATATAGCTATCTCAATTACAAGAATTCGCTGGTCGCCTTTAACTATATGACGAAGCTATATAATGAAATCTTGTTCGGGCTCAAAAATAGGGGGGACCAATATAAGGTTTTGCTCGATTTGAGGGAGGAGTGCTTAAACAGTTGGCATTCTATTATATACAAATTACCGAGCTCAGAGGCGATGAACGAGAAACACCGGAACGGGACGAACATCTTGGCGGAATTGACGCAGAATTATGTGGATGAAGCACAGAAGAAGATTGAGCAACAGAACGCGCAGAATGGGATAAATACGGAGTATTTCCCGATTGTTAAAACGGGGCCGGCGGAAAATGATACGGGGGCTTATGGATATAATTCGCATTATAACGTTTTTTAGATGGGGGAATTTGTTTGGTTTTATTGAAAAGATTTGAATATATTTTAGATTTAAGAGATAAAAACTGAAAAATTGGATTTTCAATATGTATATTTAAGAATTTATTGTCTGCTTTGATAGTAAGTACCAAATTGAGATGGAGTTATTGGTTTTTCCATGAATGAACGCCCTGTATTTATACCGTTAAGAATTTTCTTTAATTCTATACAAAAATCAGAATATTTATATTCTATGTATGTTCTTAATATTTCTAATGCTGATTTATCAATAAAACCTATATTTTCAATATCTTTAATATTTTCAATACCATTCTCAATATTATATTGTTTAAATTTAATTACAATTTTTGATTTACTAAAATTAAAAAAACTTTTTTTTTGTTTATCGTAACAAACAACATATCTATAATATAAATTATTCACATTAGAACTACGATTAATAAAAAAACCAAAAAATATATATTCTTTCCCAGATGGATCTAATTTAATTAAAACTCTATTTTCACTCATTGAGAAATTCACAATATTTTTTGAATTTTCAACTCGTTTAATAAAAAAATCATTCGCAGTTAATATTCCATCCGTATCAATATCCCCCCCCCTCATTTTTTTACCAATCTTTTTCGCTGTCTTTGTCGCTGTTTTTTTCTTCTTCAAAAGAACTTTTATATCATATCGAATAATTCGCCCTTTGAGTTCAATCGGTTTCGCCAGTTTTTTCATTTCTCCTAAATATGGTCCGTAAGTCTTCTTTTTGGACCCTTGGGTTATTTCTCGAACGCAAAACTCAACTTTTTTACTTTTGCTACTGGCGCAAAGTTTGCTGACAATCTTCCTCGCAGCGGATGAAGGACTCGCCGAAATATAAAGGCCGTGCTCTTTTGAACCAACAACCGCGGTCATATGGCGCTTTGAAGATGACATGATATATTATTGAATAATATTTTATTTATATTTTTGGTGATAATTTTTTTTAATAGTTTCATTTATAGTTTGATAAAATGTTGGTAAGTTTTTTTGTTTTTCTGTTTTTTCTTTGTTAAAGAATTCTTTTAATTTTTTTAATGTATATGTATCAATTTTATCAATATTTCCTCGTTGTATTAGAAATTCTATTACTGTATCACATATTGTTTTATATTTATGATATTCTTGTCTATATAAAATAAAATCAATTAATTTATCTAAATCTTCTGACTTTATCTGATTAATATCAATATCTTCTGTAATTATTTTAGATTGTTCATCTTTATATACTTTTTTAAACTTTACATATCCAGAATCTAGATAAACACAATAATTATAATAATATGCGTTTTCGGTTTTAAATTGTAAAAGTTGAATTGGACTAAAAAATATATATGTTTTATCATTCATTTCCAATATTTTTCCTCTTATATCACTTTTTGTAATTACAATATTATTATTATTTTTATATAAATTTTGAATAAAAAAACCTTTTTTAATTAATCTTTCTGGATTTGACATATTATTCATATTTTCAAATATCGAATAATTAAACTTCTTATAATTAACATTATTTGTTGTATATAATTCTTTTAATTTAATATTTACTTCATCTAACACAAAATTACGTATATTAGTTAATGTCGTATTTTGTAATGTATGCAATTCCTTTAATTTTTCAATTTCTTGAATTTTTAATGTTCTAGCTGATATTTCATTTAATTTCTCAGGATCTTTTGTATTTAAATTTTTAATTTCTTCCTCTAACTTTTTAATTTCTTCCTCTAACTTTTTAATTTCTTCATTTAATTTATATAAGGTTTTATCAAGAAAATTTAATAAAAATAATAAAATTTCTATATTTATTGATTTTATATCAATAATCTGTATTGATTTATCATCATTTAATTTCTTAAATTTAATTTTTAAATCTTTATAATAAACTACATAACGATAAAATAAACCATTCCCATAATTATTATTAAACCTTTCAATAATAAAAAATATGTAATAAATTTGATTGTATTTTTTAATAATTATATCTGAATCATTTTTACTTGTATGATATGGTTTTATTGTTGGAAAATAAGAACGAAATGATGATTTAAAAGATTCAAATGAATCTAACCTAATTTCACTTTTTGTTTCAATTATTTTATTATTTATTGAATTATTTGCTTGTTGTTTTGCTTGTTGTTTTGCTTGTTGTTTTTTAATTCTATTTTGTAATTTAGTTACATACTGTTTATTTTGTAAATTAGAAATACCTCTCTTTTTTTGTTGAATAGTACTTCTTATTTTTTCATTTAATTTTGAAAATATATTCTTGTCTTTAATAAACATCTGTAATTTTTCTAATGTAGTCAAATCAATTTGCATAATATCATCAACATCTTCAATATTATTTTTTTTAATTTGTTTTATTATTGGTTTTCTAAAAAGAAACGTTTCATATGCAACATATTTATAATAAGTTGTTCCACTATTTGGATTCTTTATTGGATTAAAAAATAAATATGGTTTTCTAAAATAATTTTTTCTTATTACAGCAAATTGAGAATTATTTGTTTGTCTCTGAATAAAATCAGTTGGTTCAATTATTCCAAATCTTTCAACACGACCGCCTTTAATTATTTTATTCAACTTATCTTTTTTTAGATGAACTATAACCTTATTATTTTTCATTTCACCTAAATAGGGACCGTAAGTCTTCTTTTTGGACCCTTGTGTTATTTCTCGAACGCAAAACTCAACTTTTTTGCTTTTGCTACTGGCGCAAAGTTTGCTGACAATCTTCCTCGCAGCGGATGAAGGACTCGCCGAAATATAAAGGCCGTGCTCTTTTGAACCGACAACCGCTTTAAAATGACGTTTTGAAGATGACATAATATGTAATTGAATAAGATTTTTATTATTTTTATAATTTATTGAAAACAAGTAATTTTCAATAAGAAATTAAATTATTTAATGTTTCTTAGCATTTGAAGAACTGCTCTTCTTAGCGGGTTTCTTCTTACCACCAATGAAATCATCATTAAATGCACGAGGATATGGATTCGGGTCCGGAGAATACCCAGTCGATATAGGAGCCGCCGCGTATTTCAGCATCGAGTTTGGAATGAACTCGCTCGTTTTATTAAAAATACGGAACAAATCAGCAGATTTTCCATCGGGGTAATTTGCGGGACCGCGTGAATAAAATGTCGTTGCAAAATCACTACCTACACCTGCGCTATCATCACCACCTTTATGTTTTCGTGAAGACCTTGGCTTAGTTGCCTTCTTGGGACCCTTTGATGAAGACCTTGGCTTAGTTGCTTTCTTGGGACCCTTTGATGAAGACCTTGGCTTAGTTGCTTTCTTGGGACCCTTTGATGAAGACCTTGACTTAGCTTTTGCGCCACCATCCAATTGCCCACGTAATTTAGATGTTCTCTCAACAACTGGATAATCGCCAGTAATTGTATCTGCGTTGTATCCATCACTTCCACCGCGCTTCGTTCCAGAAGTCCTTGGCTTATATCCGCAACCACAACTGCCACCTCTCGTTGCGCTATCAGCCGCATTAAGAGAACCTTGATTTTGACTTCTTCGTCCTTCCATCTGTCCTAATGAACCATTCATATCTCTACCACCCCGATGCCCACCACCGCATTTCTCATTCTTTGAAGCATTGTAAGGCGCATAACTTCCTTGTTGCGCGGATGTGTAATATTCCGATGCGAGTTCAGTCCCACCTGTTTGTGTAGCATAAGGTAAAGAAATATTTTCTTTTTCAAAAATTGAGAATAAATCATCTGCTCCACCGCGCTTTTTGGTAGATGCCTTCTTTCCCTTTTTAGCAGCAGATGATTTCTTAGAAGAAGACTTCTTCGCTTTTTTCCCAGTAGATGATTTCTTAGAAGAAGCCTTCTTCGCAGCCCCACCTTTCCCATCAAACATCGGCGTATAATTAGTATTATAATATTCAGTTAAGTCCATTGCCTTACATTTACTATCACCTGATTGAAATTCGTAAGGAGCTTGAAACCCCATATTTGAATTATATCTTTCACTCATATTTATATCTAAGAAATATATTTTATTCGTTTGATTAAGAAATATATTATAATTCTAAATGTATGTCCGAACCAATCATAAATGAACAAGAGGGCTCCCTCGATGATTTCATTGATAATTTAGTATCCGCGCCTCCTCAATCCCCCAATACCTACCGCCTCATTAATGAGGACGCCGATTTAGACACAACTTTCAATATTTTAGTCGAAATATTCACCAAAGTTATGAAATACGTCTATTCCGACCGATCCGGAAAAGTCAATCTTGACATTCTGGACGAATCCGCATATTCACTTATGTCTAAATATTTTAATAGTTTCGGGTTCAATATTTACCTCGACAAAATTGAGGGGACAAACAAGGTCTCTTTTGGAACCACTGAGGACACCCCTATACGCGGGGACGAACTAAAAGCCAAGTGTCTCCGAATCAAAACTCAGCAATATCAATATGTCATTTATTTCGATGTCCTGAAATAATTATTATCTAAATATAATATAGTATTCATACAATGATAATATATTATATCGCGTGGGGGTCCCTCCTCTGGAACTTCAAAAGCCTCCGAATAGAGACCGAATGGACAAAATCGAATATTAAATTCCCGCTAAACTTTTCAAGAATATCCGATAGTGGTCAGGGACGGCTCACATTAGTCATCGATAAAACCGGCGAACCGAATAATGTCTATTACGCAAAAACCACATTATCCAATCTTAACACCGCCATCGAAAAACTAAAAACCCGAGAAAAAACAGTAATTAAAAACATAGGCTTCATAAATATTCCGTCGAACACATTTCGAACATCGCTACTCGATGATAAAAAAATACATGAGCTGATAAACTTCGCAAAAAAGAATAAGATTGATGGTCTCATCTGGACCGAAATTCCCCCCAATTTCAATGAAGCCTTCGGGAAGCCATATTCAAAAGAGAGCGCGATTGAATATATTGAATCTAAACATGATAATAAGAAAGTCTATAATAAAATATTGGAATACATCTTTTTGAGCAAAATATACGGGAATATTAAAACCCCACTATCAACCACTTTAACAAAGCGACTGATATGTAATAAATTATAGGAATTCCTATGAGAATTCAACAACAATATTGACATTATGCCGGCTCATACTTTTCGCGGCCGAAACTGATAGCTCATGCCTCTTTCTCCGGCGAATCTCCTTCTTTGCGTTTGTTGATGACTCTGTCTGTTCCTGCGAACTAATGGAATCTTCTGACCTTTGCGCATCAGATTCTTCCTTATCATATTTTAATGACGCATTCATATCCTTCTCAATTATTTCCATATTTGAGACCGTATATTCAATTATATTATTTTCAATCGCCCACCGGAAAAAGTTGAGCTGTCCCACAGTTGTAAGAAGCTCGTGCCCCTTTCCATAAATGAAGTTTATGCGTTCCCTTCTACAAAAGGGGTCGAAGTATATTTTAGCGTAGGCTTTCAACTGATTCTTGTAATCCATATGAACAATTATATTAGTCCCGCTCTTATTTGTAAGGATTATGTTGTTCTTCTTACAATAGTTCGTTACGAACCAATCCAGAACGCGCAATGAAATCTTTGAAGTCCCTTGAACAATTGGGAGAAGTATCGATATATTCGATTCAACTGCGTAAAATTTGGAGAGGGATTTCATTAATAAATCGACTTTTGATATTATTTTGGTTTTCGGTTCGCTCATATTATTGATTATTTCATTTCCTTTATATTGATTTTTATCTAATTTGTAAAATTAGATAAAAATAAATAGTTGATATAAAAATAACAAAAAAATAAGTTCAATTCCCCCTTTTATTTTATTAAATAAAATTATATGAATTTAAAAAAGGTCCATTTCGGTATTATACAATTTTCAAACAAGCACACCGAAATTTTTGGGACTTTCATTGAAATCCTAAAAAAATATGACTGGCCCCTAACAATATACTATAATTTAGAAAGCGACGAATACACTTTCTTAAAATATTACGAGAAAATATTCGGAAAATTGGACATTCGCCCAATTTCCGAGCTCAAATACGATTTAGACATATACATAATTGCGTCCAGTTCCGATTATAAAAATAACGCTAACGCAATTGAACAAATCGCCCCTAAATCCATTTTCATCCATCACCAGAAAATTCATCATCGGCCTTTTATGAAAAAAACAATAACAGTTTCTCCCGTTATTCAAACAGCCGACATGCCCGCAAATGAATACATCCTCCCCGTTTATAGAAATTACAAGCACATCCATTATAAATCGTCATATTCGTCTTCTAAAACGGTTTTTGGAGTAGTTGGGGGAATACGTATTCATGGAAATGGGGTCCCCACAGACCGCGATTTGACTCAGCTCAGACACTTCATTGAAGCGCACCCCAACGATAATTATGAATTCTGGTTCTTTATGAGAAAATGGGACTGGATTGGGATAACAAAGCGCCATAAGTTTTTGGCGAATAATACGAAGATAGTCAGTTTCTCCGGTCTAAGCACTGAGCAGATGATAAAACACCTTCACCACGTCAAATTTATTCTTCCCCTTTCAAAGAAGGGGGGCTGGTTCTATAATCAGAGGCTAACCGGTTCCATACCCATCGCAATTAATTTTAATATACCACTCGTTATTGAGGAAAAACTGGCGAGGATATATGGGGTCGAAGACTGCTCCTTTTGCTATCAGGACACATTGGAACCACTTATTGGCCTGATTACGATAAGTAAAGACGATTATTACAATAAAATACTGGAACTCGTAAAATATAAGAAGCGAATAACGAAACAGAATGAGATGAATTTTGTGAATTTGTGCGTTAAACCTGCGTAAAAATTGATACTAAATACAATGGTTTTTAATGATTATATAACTGAGATGCCTTATTCATATATACCATCTTCATCACCAATTTCTTGCACTCGCTGTTATGAAATATTCCACTCAGATAACAAATTTTTGATGACATGTTCCGCTTGTCATCAGCGCGATGTTGATTACACTGTCCGCCTCGGAAATCAGGCTCGAATTTTTCAAATTGATGTCGCTCTTATGAATATCGCAATTGAATTAAGTATTCATGATGTTTCTAATGACCGAAACGACGTTTTGAAAAAACTGGTTGCGCAACTCGAAAAAGAAAAACAGGAGCTGTCCAAAAATATCTGAGCTTCGAAAATGCGTCATTTTATAAATTATTTATAATATTGAGAAATAACTTTCTTTACTGATTCTCAACATCTTTCCGTGCTTGAATTCCAGCAAAATATCGTTCTTGTAATTCAGGATTCCCAAATTGATGTTTAACAGCAACTGCTTCTGCTGAAATTGATTGGTAATAATCCTTTAATCTTGCCAGACGAACCTTTTCTTGTATCAATAATGCTTCTGCTTGATTTCGTTCAGTTTCAAGTTTCATTCTTCTTTCAGTCGCGAACTGTTTTAGTTGTTCATCATTGGTCATTTGTTGTTCATACACTTTAAGATTTACCAATTTAGTAGTTAAATCAATAAATGATTTTTCCTTTCGAGAAATGTCGGATTCAGTATTTCGAATCTCACACGGACTCCATTCCAAAATTGAAACAACGTGTTCCATGTATTCAGTGAGATTTCGTTTGTATTTCTCTTCGATACGCTTAACGCGCAATTCTTTTTGTTCAGAAGTCAAATCGGTTCTTTCATTGATTGCCTTGATTGTGCGATTTTTCTCGGAATGAAGATAATAATGATGATCCTCTTCTTTGAGAAAAGCTTGTCTTTTCAACTCATTGACCTCTTCAACGGTAATCGTCTTGAAAGATTCTGGGTCAAATTTCAAGCTTTCGTCAATCCGACAAGACCGGTTTGGAGACTTTTTGCGAGATTTATATCTCGATTGAGGAATGAATCCATTTGGTATCCTTACGCGAGTGGTCGGAGACCAATATTTCATACATTGATCAGTTTTATCAAAGTATGCACGTGGATGATCATACAACAACCCGAGTGAGTCGAGGTGATAACAAATAGCCCATTGAAAAAATGGGTTTTCGTTGTAGGAATCATACACACGACTGTTTACTCCGGTAATCTCAGCATAATTCGGTGAAATTTCTGGATTACGCTCGAACTCAAAAATTCCAAGAGAACAAAGCAATTTTGACAAATTATTACTGCTCGGTCTTTCTAATTTGTCTTTATACTCCAGAGTAATCATTCTGGTTAAGTATGGTGATAATGGTGTTTTTCTTAAATCGAAAATAGTCATTTTATGTACCTAAATATAAATGTATAAAATTAATCAATTTTTATTTGATAATTATAATATTGTTTCAGTCATTGGTTGTATTCTCAAAATAATGAATTATTTAATCTAATTTAGTTATTATATGAATAAATTATTTATTTCATGATAATAATATGATAAAAGATATTTGGAAGTATATAACCAGTCATTTCAATCCAGAAAATAGGGAAAAACTTGTCGCTTTCGCAGTAAATCTATTTTTCGCAGTCATTATATTCCTCATCTTTTTTACAATCGGTAGAATCACTCTTAATAAAATTCGGAATATTGAAGCAGAATCTGAGAAAGAAATAGAAATCCGCCGTTTAGAAATACCAAGGCCAAATCGAAGAGATAACCGCAATTTCTCTCAATTACATCGCAATTTTATCGCGGAATTTGTATTTTATGTATTCATTCTAATTGGTGTTATGTTCGCTTTTACAAAAATGGGTTTTAATATAAATACGTTGTTGGTAATTTTAGGAAGCGTTGGTATTGCTGTTGCTTTTGGATTTCAGAATCTAATTAAACAAATTATTTCAGGTATTATTATATTAGTTCTCAGATATTTTAATATCGGCGATATTGTTCAAATTAAACAAGACATTGGATATATCCAGAATTTCAATCTAATAAATACAACAATTATGACAATAAATGGTGAAATTATATTGATACCGAATAATATAATAACAGAGGAAGCATTTATGAATTATACAAAGAATGATACTATATTTTTAAGAATAGTTGTGTCATTATCATCAAACAATAATACAAATTATCCAGAATTATTTGAAAAAATAGCAGATAATGTTCGTCTTTCGGAGTATATTGATGATAAAAGAGAAGTATATGTTGTTATTTCTGACTTATCACAACCCGGAACAAGAATAACAGTTAATGCGAAAGTAGAAAGTTCCGATTTTTTTAATGCGTCAAATGATATTCGTCTTAGAATCAGACAAACACTCCAAGAATACAACATTCGCTTGTTAGATTTAGACTACGTATAATAATTTATAACAAAATTTTTAATTTAATCAAAATATTTAAGAGAAAATATTTCTCTTATTTCTTCTTGGAAGCCTTAATCAGATTGCTCTTTTGGGTCTCCAATTCCTCAATGTCCCTCTTTCGCTTTCCGAGTTCAATCGTCAGCTCTTGGTTCTCCTTGCTCAAACGCACATTTGCGTTTTCAAGAGAGCGAACTTCTGTCTCCAACGCAACAATCTTCGCCGTTTTTGAGCGCGTCTCCATTTGGTGAGCTTCAACCTTCTTCTTTTCAGAATCGTGGATGTATTTCACCAAACTTCCGATGTTGCTCTTTGCGATAAGGTCATAGCAGGTTTCCCCACGCGAATTTGCCGTCGTTAGAGGACATCCGAAATTGATGAGAAACTGTGCTATTTCTGGTCTTCCCATAAGAATCGCAGTATGTAAGAGTGTATTTCCATAAATATCACGGTTCGCCGTTATATCATGTAGCGTAATCTTTGTTGAAAGTTTTTCAACTTCTGACTGATTTCCAGCTATAATCGCTGAACGAATGTTATCGACATAATGCGATGCTGGAATGATACTGCTTCCGAAGCTTCCATAAAAAGTGCTTGTTCTAGTGCTTGACATCTTTTTATATCATTTAAAATGCGATAAATAAAAAAATCAATTTTTATTAAGTTTTATAAAAGAGAAAATTTTTATTTTCTCAACACTATTGTTCCTCACGTTCAATGGAGTGTTTGCGAATATAGCTGAGCGCTTTTTTCGAATATGCGTCCAATTCAAGTTCGGAAAGAAACTTGTTTCGGTAATACTCATAAAAACCGCGAACTTCTTGACATTCAACATTGCTCATAAACTTATCCGCATTTCTTGGATCAGAGAAATTCTTAACGCGATTCTTCCTTGTATCACTCTCAGCTGTGTCGTATGAAATACAATTGCCTCGTAAAATTGCGAGTGATAAAAAGCATTTTGCCCAATCTCGATCGATTTGGTATGTAGTTGTCTGGACAATATGCATTAATAACCATAGTGCAAGCAGTGGGTTCGTGTATTGTTCATCAAATAAAGATCCAATTTGTTGAAAATACGCAAAAGGTATCATACTGTTATAGTTCAACAATTCAAGCACTCGAAATGCTGTTTCAGTGGAAAACCACTTATTTCCAGCTGTATCCAGTTCTTTTTCAAGACTTTTCATCTTTTGTTTTGATTTTTCCAATTCAGAACGAATCGATTGAATGTCCATGGTTGCAACACCGAGTTGTTCTTCCAAAAATCTGATCCTTTTTTGTGAATCGTCAAACTCCCCACGTACTGATATCAGTTCAATCCATAGTCTTGCAATGGTGTCATCGCGAATTTTGGATAAATCAACAGTGAATCCTGACAAAACTCTGGACAATAATCTCAGAAGTGGTTCTTTTTGTTGTTGATTTCCAGAATTTGCTTCCGGTCCTCCTTGTTGTCGATTTCCAGAATTTACTGCTGGGTTTCTTGATGCTGTAATATTTTTCAACATTATGACAAAACTTGTGTGATTAATCAAATAAAATTTATATTATATTTACCATCAATTTTTATTTTATATATATGATGAGTTTATATCAAAAAAATAGTTGATTCTGACAATTGCCTACCATTTTCCTCAGTAAAAATTGATTTATTTTAGAATCGATTGTTTGTTATAAATAAATCTCACAATGGCTACTCAACAACAACCAACATTCAACACAATGGAAGCAATCATCGACGCGATGTCTGGAAAAGCGAATATCTTGATGACGATTCACAACGTTCATGCAAGGCTGTATGAAAAATACAAGCCCGAAATGAGCGACCCCTCAAAAAGGGACGATATAATTCGTCAATTGAAGGAAGCTTTCCGTCAGATTGAGAGCAAGTATGACAACATTTATCGCATTTTTCGCGGAAATGGGGAATACCTCATTTGGTCCCTGAAATCGCGCGATGAGATTCTCCAAGACTTGGAATCGCTCCAAACTTACGAGGACTATTTGAGGAATGGAAAGAGGCCGAATATGGTCGAATACTGTATAATGTTCCCATCTATCGAGGCTGACCTCCAACTTCCAAAGGAGAAGACGGTCCTTGAAAAAATCACTGAGATGCTCGATGCGCGTGATTTAACATTCGTTTCTGATATGGCAACTGTCGATGGAAATCGGAATGCGATTCAATTTTTGATTCAAGAAAACCGTCTTGATTTATTGCGCCGGATCCACGATTTATCGAGCATCCCACTTTCCACAAAGACAGTCAAAACCAATGAGACATGCTCTCAACTTGCGATGAAGACCGGAAATTGCGAGATGGTTGAATTTGTAATTAGCAATAGCTATATATCACAGATTCGCTCTCTACACAACCAGATTGATACGCTAAAAGGAACACAGGCAACTCTATATGATGACATCCGCCGTGCGCGAGCTGAAAATCAGCAGTTGCGAACCGAAAATGAAACATCTCGCGTTAATCGTCTAAGCAACAAGATTAAGTCGTATCTCTTTTATTTGATGATCATTTACTTCATTTTTTTCCGTTAAAGAAATCGATTATCTGAAATTGGAGTGCGAGTGTTAGTGGAAAACGGATTGCGAAATTAATGTAGAGGGATGAATACCCGCTATAAAATCCCTTGAACCCATTATTATTTATAATTTCTTTTACAACTCCAGCCAATGAAACAGTCCTATTATTGAGTAAATTATGGGTATGTCTTGCGCGAATGACGTCGAACGGGCTACATAAAATGGTCGCCGGTATATTTAATGCGGACCCTATTATGAAATCCTCTGCGAACTTTGACTTTGCGAAAAGCCGATGTTCTGGCCGGACCGAAAAATACCCGCCCAGTATGGTCCCCGTATAAACCGCATTCCGCATCGCCATCGGCACCATCAGGCTCCCCACATTCTTCCGAACAATATCCGCATACGAAATTTTTCGGTTTTCGAGATTCATTTGCTTGAATGATTGGATGGCGAGTATCGGTCCTAAAAAGGCCCCGTCTATCAAACCGGCCCCGAATGCGGACTGATATTTGGACGCGCCTCTTCTCTCAAATTCGTGAAACGCGTAATATTTAAGGGCCATTTGCGGGGTTATGCTCGAAAGACCGACCAGCCCCCCACGGAATAGAACCTTATAACCATTCTTTTTTATAGTTTCATAAACTGCGGATGTTGTCGATGCTGATTGTAAGTGTTGTTTGAGAAAATCGAGGGGGAGTGTTATTGTGTAGCCGATAGCTCCTGCGAGAGCCCCAGATAAAATTGCGTCCATATTTATGATTATATATTTTATTATATTTTTTGAATATATAAAATAAAAATTGAAATTTAAAAATTCAAATATTATTATTGAATAATTATAACTAAATAATATGGAAAATTTTATTCAAAGAGCTATTCAAGTTCATGGAAATAAATATGATTATTCAAATGTAAAATATGTTAATTCTAATACAAAAGTTCTAATATTTTGTAGGACGCATAATTTTGATTTTGAACAAAATCCAGAAAAACATATATCTGGTCAAAATTGTCCGAAATGTTCAAAACATTTCATGAATACTGATTTTTTTAAAGAAAAAGCATCTCGTCTTCATTTATATAAATATAATTACACAAAGACAATTTATATTGATAATAAAACAAAAGTAATAATTGATTGTCCATACCATGGTGAATTCAAAATTTCACCAAATAATCATTTAAGTTTGAAAGGATGTGTAGAATGCGGTGAAATAAGAATGAACGAATTGAAAAAAATAACCAAAGATGAATTTATAGTAAAATCAAAAGAAAAATATGGAGACATATTTGATTATTCAAATATAAATTATATTGATTATACAACTCCTTCAAAAATTATTTGTAAAAAACATGGAGAAATTGAAATAATTCCTAAAAAACATTTATTCAATAATTTTGGATGTAAAAAATGTGGCATCACAAGCAGAACAGAAAAATCAAAAAAATATAAAAATAATTCTGAATTTATTGAAGAAGCGAATATAATTCATTCTAATAAATACGATTATTCAAAATCAAATTATACAAATTGTGATGTAAAAATTACAATAATTTGTCAAGAACATGGCGAATTTAAACAAACTCCATATAGTCATATCAATGAAAAATCAGGTTGTCCAAAATGCGCACACAAAGAACTTGGTTTATCAAAAAGAAAAACAACAAACGATTTTATAAAACAAGCTATTGAAAAACATGGAGATAAATATATTTATGATAAAGTTGAATATTTAACATGTCATGATAAAGTGATTATTACTTGTATAAATCATGGTGATTTTGACCAAGAACCTCAGTCTCATTTGTCAGGTTCAGGATGCCGTAAATGTGCAAATGATTTATGCTCATCAAATACTATATTTACAAACGAAGAATTTATTCAAAAGGCAGTTGAAGTTCATGGTGATAAATATGATTATTCTGAAACAATTTATATAAAATCGCAAGAAAAAGTTAAAATTATTTGTCTAGAACATGGTCATTTTTTTCAAAAAGCAAATAATCATATTCGTGGAAAAGGTTGTAAGAAATGTGGATATGATTATATTGGAAAAATAAATAGTAAAACAAAAGAAGAATTTATTGCGAAATCGCTTGAAGTTCATGGAGATAAATATGACTATTCAGAAATAAATTACATAAATATGACTACAAAGATTCAAATTATTTGTCCTCAACATGGAGTATTTGAACAAACTCCGAGAGATCATCAAACTGGACGCGGATGTAATTCGTGTGGAATAATTAGAAGGAATATTTTACAAACTTTCACACAAGAGCAATTTATCCAAAGAGCAATTGAAAAACACGGAAATAAATATAATTATGAAAATGTAAAATATATAAATTCACAAACAAAAATAAGTATTACATGTAATACGTGTAATTATACTTTTTTACAAATTCCAAATAGTCATTTACAAGGATGTGGTTGTGATAAATGCGCACATAAATTAAATCATGATATGCAGCGATTAACACACGATGAAGTAATAAAAAGAGCAGTTGAAGTTCATGGGAATAAATATGACTATTCTGAAATGAATTATACAAGTATGAATAAAAAAATAACAATAAAATGTGATAATGGACATATTTTTGAACAAATAGCATCAAATCATATTCGCCAACGTTATGGATGTCCATTATGCGTAAAAAGGTTATACTCAAAAATTGCAATTGAATGGATTGGAGAAATATCAAAAAGTATGAATATTTCTATTCAACATGCTGAAAATATTGGAGAATATCGAATTAGAAATTCACGTAAAAAAGCAGATGGATATAACTCTGAATACAATTGTATATTTGAATATCACGGATGTCATTCACATGGATGCTTAAAATGTTATTCTGAACGGAATTTATTTGATTTATGGGGAAAAAGAACTCATAATGAAAATTATGAAAGAACAATTACAAAAAAAAACATTTGTATCAATGAAGGATATAAATACTATGAAATTTGGGATTGTGAGTGGAAAATAATTCGACAACAACCTGAACTTTTACGTGAAATGATAAATAATATTAGAGAATATATCACAGTTTAAAAAATACAGGATTATTATCTTATATCTATGGAAAAATTCGAGACCGCCCTTAAACAAGTAGATAATCCAGATTTCCAAACGAATGGAAAAGTCGCTTTATATAAAGAGGGGGTCGAATTGATAAAAGACCCCCGCTACGATTTTAAAACGAAGAAGAAACTTATAAAGCAGATATTGTTCTTTTATCCGGATGATGCGAAGTTGTATCACAAAATGGGCGCATTATATGAAGGTAAAGACCCCGAGAAGCAATTGTGGTGGTATAAGTTATCATATAATGCGAAGCCCGACTATTTTGAGAATTTACTCCCACTCTGTCGCATACTGTTCAATAAAAAGCTCTATCGAGAACTCGTCAATTTGAATAAAGACAACCTATTTGAGCAATTTCTGGGAGACCAAGAGTTCCTCCATTACTATTTTTTCAGCCAGAAGCTGAGTAAATTACATAAAGACATTCTGCGCTGTATTTTACAGCGGGTGAAAGATGGGTCTGTTGTAAAGTGTTCAACCAAGGAGCAAATGAACCTCAAATTCGAGAACTATTTCTATTTGGGTTCCATATATTTCAGTTTGGGAGACGTCATGAACGGTCTCAAATACACTGAAAAAGCATATGAGTTGAGCCTCAAATTCAATCTCTATTCATATCAATTGAGTACTTATATGTCAGTCATGTGTATATATGACTATTTTCTTTATGACCATAATCAGTATATCAGGAAGGCGCGAGAGCTTGAATCGATGTATGTGGTCGATGCTTCGAAGAGGTTTAATCCAAAAATAGGGCGGAACAGAGGAGGGAAGATTCGAGTTGGGTATGTATCCAGTGATTTCAATCTCCACGTCGTCTCCCATTTCATACTCCCTATATTGCGCAATCACGACCTCAACCGGTTCGAGCTCTATTTATACATCAATTTGGAGGAAATCCACGAATATTATAGAGCGCTCCCCGCATTCAAGCGCCTTATATTAAATGCGGATGATTACATAGTAGCGGAGCTAATACAGAAGGACGCCATTGATATTTTGATTGATTTGAATGGAAATACGCTTAATAATAGGCTCGGTGTTTTCGCATATAATCCGGCCCCTATTCAGATGACATACCTCGGTCATCCAAGTAGCACGTTTATGAAGAATATCCAATATAAGATTGTCGATTCAATTACAAACCCACCGGATAGTATTCAGTATCATACGGAAGAACTCATCCGAATGAAAGGATGCTTCTTGCTTTATGAACATAATATCCAGTATAGCCCGCCGATTACGCATCGCCTGTCGAACCGTCGCGAAATTGTCTTCGGCTCTTTCAATAAGGAATCTAAAAACTCGGAGTATATATTGGAAATATGGGGTCGTGTATTGCGCGAAGTGGAGAACTCCAAGATTAAAATAAAGCTCGACAGCTTCGACAACGCAGAGGCGCGTCTTGCGTATTACGCCGAGAAAATGAACGTTTCCCCTGATAGAATAATAATACTGACGAAATTACACGATAGGGCCTATATGGAGCTGTTTGTGGATGTCGATATCTTGTTGGATACATCACCGTATAGCGGGACCACAACGACGTGTCATTCTCTCTATAATTCCCTCCCAATTATAACCCTATATAATAAGGATTATCACTGTCATAATGTGAGCGCATCACTTCTGATACACGCTGGTCTGGAAAGGATGGTTGCGAAAACGCCGGACGAGTATGTTGAAATTGCGAAATATATGGTGGCGAATATTGATTGGTTTAATGAATATAAGAGGGGTATTCGTGATAAATTTTTGGCGCTTATGAATCCAAGGCGGTTCATGAGTGAGTATGAGGGGATGTTGGGGTCCCTTGTTCAAAAACACACGGTCTGATTTTGCTTATATGAATTACCATCAATTTTTATTGATGGTAATTCGGAACAAATTTTTTATGATATTTGTCAGAACGTGTAATCTCTTTGCAACTGGATTGGAAGGTTGTAGGGTACTGGTAGTCCCCACGGGTTGACAAATTATAATTCAAAAAAATAATTCTAATATAAAACTTTCCGCCTATTATACATAAAATACCATGGATATCATAAAAAGCAAGTGTTATCAAATAATAATGACCGGATTGAATGAATGTATGCGCATCTATTTTGAGAATGGTCCCCGCAGTTCGAAGAAAACTGACTATTTGAACAAAATGATTATCGATTATCTTAGCATATATTTCTCCAATTTACATAACATCGACGACTACTCTCTGATAACGGAGTATAACTTACAATGCGCAAATTTCTCCGAGCAGAAGAAATGCGATATTGTCGTATGTTATAAAAACGCCCCATATATAGTATTTCCTCTCAAATTCGTAATGACCTCATATTTAAAAAACCGCAACAATTATTTTGAGAATATAACCGGCGAGGTTTATCTTCTGAAACAGGCGAACCCCGATCTGAAAATAATCCCCATTAATTTTATTTTGGATAAAATCCCGAACCTAACAAATGATAAAAAGATAAAGAATTTTGAACTAATAACACACGAAAATAGTTTCAACGTGTATTCAACACTTGTTAATAGTGGAATCATCTATGATATTTACAATGTCGTAATCAAAACCGAGCACGCATGTCAGATTGGAGATAAATATGACCGACCTCCTTTAATAACTGATATCATCGAGAATAAATCACTTTATGACATCATCAATGGCTTGTAGGTCTGGCTGGAAGAGGAACTGTTTTCAGAATAGTTGAAGACACATTAATCCATCCATTATTTTTAGCACTGCTATTCTTTATTATGTAATCCATGTTATTTTTTATTGTATCAATAATAAAATCAATATCTTCCGTTCGTACCGGTTCAATACACAAGCACGATATATGAAGAGCCGGAGCTTCCACACGGAACGCCAGCCCCTTCGGTTCGAAGAAGACGGGCATATAAATAACCCTTTCTTTCTTTGAGATGTTGAGAGACTGAGTCCGGCCGTATGAATACCACTCCGGATAAACGACGCGCCCACAGTCCCTCTTCGCGAGTTCGCCTTTGTTTTCCGTAAGGAAAGCGTATGTCTGGGGATTATCGGCCTTGAATGCGTCCTCTGGAATAATGGACCCATTATCATACGGAAAAATCGCGAACTTATCCTTCTTCGCAGTTATAACCTTCTTCCAGCATGGTTCATCAAATAGTTTGGTGGGGTGAATGAAGATATTGTCGCGGAGCGTGGCTATCCCGTTATAAATATTACAGATATCGCCGAGTGTTTTCGTGTTGGGGGTCGCGTCGTAATGAAGTAAATTAAGCCGATTTTCCTTACGGAGTAGCGCATCGTATGCTATTGGCTGGTCATTGTAGGTTAGAGTCGCCTTCGGGGCCTTTGTCAAGACGGTTATACAGCAATAGACCGACGCATCATCAAAGACTTTGCGGTCCTTGAAATCAATGATTTCCTTGATGAACTGGTTCTCAAACAGGTATTTCCGGAAATGCGTGGATGATTTGTTGTGTAAATATGTGTTCGGTGTAATTGCGACCATTGCGCCCCCGTCTTCCAAGAGGTCGATACATTTCATAAGGAAAACGTAGTAGAGGTCGATATTTCCAGCCTTGAATATGGGCCATGTTTGGCGGATGAATTGCGTGTATTCCGTCGGTAATTCTTGAATTTTAATATAGGGGGGATTCAATATAATACTGGAATATTTGGTGGGGGGGTCAGGTGCGTATTTGAGGAAGTCAGTGGCGCGTTTGTTCAAATTGGGGCGGGGCGTTATAGCTTCCATATACTCCGCCTTGATATCGAAGACGTCGATTCTGTTGTATAAATCGAGAGGGATATATTTGAGGAGATTTCCGGTTCCGACGGATGGTTCGAGGAGTGTTCTCGGAGAGGCGACGAGCTCCGTTAATTTGGTCGCCATGAGTTTGGAAATGTCATCGGGGGTGAATATATCACAGCGGTCGTAATTTTGTAAATAGTCGGTTTCGTCTTTTGTTTTGGTAATATGGACCGCATCGAGGAGTTCAATAATTTCCTCTTTTCTCTTTTTATAAACGCCGGATATCTTCTTTTCTTTACAGATGAGGAGAAGTTCATCCCTTCTTTTTGCTTGGAGTGAGGTCATGTTTAATTATATAAGTATATTTAAACATTTCTAAATCAATTTTTTTGCGGATGTT